GCTCAAGGGGCGCGCCCCTTGAGCAACTCGATCTCTTCGGCCTGCGACACCAGCAGGCCCATCAGCATCGTGAGCGTTTCCTGCTGCTGCTCGACCATGTAGCCGAGTTCGCGCATCTTGGCCACGAAGTGCGGCTTGGTGCGCGCCTGGTAGTTGTTCCGCCCGGTCGCCATGGCTCACACCATCGCAATGGTTTGCTGCACCGCCGGGCCGATGTCGACCACCAGCTTCTTGCCGATGGCGCTGGCCATGGTCTGCGGCGTGAACCCCAGCGAGAACAGGTAGAACATGAGCCAGCGGATGACATCTTCCGGGTCTTGCAGAATGTCGGCGTTGATGCTGATCATCTGGCCCTCGTCGGGGTACAGGCGCGAGGTCTGGTAGTCGTTCCACTGGTAGTCGACCTGGATCGAGCCCGTGGGGTCGACGGTGTAGCCTTTCAGCGTGATTTCGTGCTTCATGGGGTGGCCCTCTGGATGAGTTGCGCTGTGAATTGAAATCAGGCGTCGAGTCGAATGGTGTGCGGGCTCACGGCCAGCGTGCCCTGCGCGCCGAACGTCTCTTCCACAATCACCGCCATCACGCACTTGCGGCCCGGTTCGGTGGTGAGGTCGATGGCCGCGCCGCCGGCCGTGGCGCCGACTTGGAACGTGTCGGTCGTGATGGTCGGTCGCACGAAGTAGACCGTGCCTTCGGTCAAACCGCCTGGCACGGTGTCGCCGTAGAACGCAATCTTCTGGTCAGCGATGAGGCCGTGCGCCGGGATCTTGACGGTGTTGGCCGTGAGGTCGACGCTGAATTCCTGCTCGGTGCCGCCGTTGGCGATCATGCCCAGGAAGTTGCCTGCGGTAACTGCGTCCCACATGCCGATCCAGCGCACGGTGGTGGCGGCCGGAATGTCGAACGTGGGCGTGTTGCTGGCGGTGCGAATTTCGCTCGCCGCGGCGCCGTAGGTGACGCTTTTTCGCGCGTAGGCGGGCGTGCCGCCGGTCACCTCATTGGCGCCACTGGTTGAGTAGGCGGTGTGCGCCGACAGGTGGGTGCCGGTGAAGCCGCCGAGCATGGCGTTGCGGGCTGCGGTGGTGAATGACATGGCGGGGGCTTCCTTGTGTTCTGTTCAGTGCTGATCAGTTGACGGGCACGACGCGCTTGATGCTTTGAATGTGGCCGCGCTCGTCGTGCTCGATGATTTCGTCGTACACCTCGGTCTTGGGCATGCTGAGGTTGATTTCGGGCGCCTCGACCTGCACGCTGATAGCGGGCGGCTGCACCGTCACGTTCACATCGGGCGGCTTGGCCGGGTTGTTGAAGTGCCAGGCCATCGCGTTCTTGAGCGCGGCGTCGGCCTGGTCGTTCGCGGTTTCCTCGGGCGTGGCTTCCGGTGGTGGTGGCGGCGCCATCACCACGGGTTCGGGCGGCGCCAGGCCGGGGTGCTCAAGGCCTGCCTCTTTGCGCGCTTCGGTTTCCTTCAGGGTCTGGCGGTGTTTGGTTTCCCAGTCGACGCCGTCGTGCAGAATGCTTTCGGCCTGCAGGGTGCTGATGCCCAGCTCAACGCGCGCCCGCGCGGCGGCGACCTCTTTGCCGGGGTCGATGGAGCCGGGCCCGTCGCCCACCCACTGGCAGCCCGACCAGGCGTGGCGCGACACATCGTCGGCAAAGAACCCCGGCGCGGCAATGCGCCCGGCCGCCACTTCTTCGCTGAGCCACAGCTCATACACCGGCTGGCACATGTGGGTGGCAAGCCAGTCACGCCAGCCGTGGAAGAAGCGCCATGCCATCAGCAGCGCACCGCGCGCCGCGCTGTAGCTGCTTTGGTAGTGCATCACGAGCACTTCGTACGGAATGCCCAGGGCCATGCCGATCTGGCGCACGCAGGAGGTGACGAACGGGTCAAACTGGGCGTTCGGGCGGCCGGGGTTGCTGGTCTCGATGCTTTCACCGGGCAGCAGGTTGACGGCCTTGCCGGATTCGAGCGCGCCGCTCCAATTCTTCGAACCCTCAACGATCGACTCCTGCGCGTCTTGCGCGAACAGGTCTTGAAACGCGTTCGGGTCCATCTTCACGAACACGCTGAACAGGCCCGAGGTGACTGCGGCCTGCAGCTCGGCGTCGGTGTAGCGGGCCAGCTGCTTGAGCGGTTCGATCACCGGCGCAAGAATCGGCACGCCCCGGCGCAGGCCTGGGCGCAGCTGGCGGAACAGGTGCAGCACGTTGCGCCGGCCGGTGCTGCTGCCGCGTGCAGCCACACGCGTCCAGGTGATGCCTGCGGTGTTGCGCGCGTCGCCCGGGTGCTGGCTGGCTACATGGTAGGCAATGGCCTCGCCGGTGACGGGGCTGTGCTCAATGCCGGCGGTGAGTGTGGCGGTGTCTTGCGCGCGGTTGGGGTTGCACACCAGGTCGGCTTCGATCACCTGCAGCGCCAGGCGCGGCTCACCACCACCCGAGCGCGCAACGCGCGGGGTCAGCACGAACGTGTCGCCGCTGACCAGGGCCCCGCGCAGCCCCAGGTCTTGCAGGCCGTAGAAGTTCTGGAAGCGCGCCAGGTCGCAGTCGGCGCATTCGGCCCAGGCCTTGAAGCGGCGCCGCACGTCAAGCTGCCACTGCGCGGCCTGGTCTTCATTCAGGCCTAGGTATTCGGCGTCGACCTGCGGGTTGCACGACAGCCCAGTGCCCACCGCATGTGCGGCGGTGGTGTTGATCACGCCCGCCGCGATGGGAGCATTGCGCTCGAGGTCGCGCGAGCGCTGGCGCAGCATGGGCAGGTCGACGATGACATCGCGGTCGGGCGAGCCGGCTTGCGTGGTCCACGCGGCGAGCGCCGCGCGGTCGATGCGCGCGCCGGTGTAGCCGCCGGCAATGGCCAGCATGCCGCGCGCCTGCAGGCGGCGCATCGCGAGCTGCGGCGCAACGTAGGCCAGCGCCTTGTCGAGCAGGTTCTGCGGCGCAAGCCGGGGCGGCGGTGCGGGTTTGGCCATCGGTCAGGCGCGCGCTGGCATGGGACGGCGGGCAGCGGGCATGGATCAGCCGGCGGGCACGATGGTGCGGGCCCGGCTGGCGCCCGTGGCAGCAGCCGCCAAGGTGGTGGCGCGCCCGTTCCAGATTTCAATGCCCTTCTGGATCTCGGCGAGGTTCGCGCGCGTGAGCTTGCGCCCGGCAATTTCGTAGGATTGCCCCGACAAAACCGCCGTTTCGGCAGCAAGATAGGCAGCAAGCTGAGCCTCAGCCTGCGCAAGTGATATTCCGGCCATGCAGGTGCGCTCCTGTGCGGAGGCACTCTAGGCAGCGCAGCGTCTCAAAATAAGGGAGGTTTTGAGACGAGGCGGCACCGCACAGCAGCGATACTGTGTTTCAGAAGGCGGGGTTGCGGGCGCGCCTGGGACCCAGCGCGGCTCACCTGCTCGCCGCCCCCCCCCCATTCATGAACGGGTCATCTCCTCGATAGCACGCTTGAGGTAGATAGCCTTGTCGAGCGTCTCTTCATACGCGTGCTGCAACCAGTCGCGCAGCGGCAGCGGGTTGTCAGCGACCGTGGTGCCGTACTTCGCGATTCCCAACGCCTGGCGGCGCGCGATATCGGCGCAAACTGCGGCTTCGGTGCCGACTGTCTTGTGATCGCTCATGGTGGCGGACCCTTCTTCATCAGCCGGTACAGCGTCGCCCGGCTGATGCCGTGCTCTCGCGTCACATCGGCAGTGGCGGTGTTGCTCAGGCCTTGCTGGTAGGCGCGGCGCGCCACTTCCGGGGCGATGCTGGGTCGCCCGGGCTGGCCGGCTTCGGTCTTGGGCATGCGGTACTTCTCGCCGCCGAACATCGCGCGAAACGCCGGCATCAACGCGTCGGCCTTCGCCTCAAGCACCTGGCGCGGGCACTCTTTCAGCTCGCTGGCCAGCGTCTGGACCACGATGTAGCGGAACACGTCTTCGTGGTTCACCCGCGCCGCTCCCCGGCCCGGCGCATGCCGGACAGCGTGATGCGCCCGCCCAGCAGCGTGGGCGGTGGCGGTGGCGCATCTTCCGGCTGGTTTGCCGGCCGCGCTTGCAATTCAACGGGCGCCTCGCCTTCGGGCGTGTCGAACAGGTCGCCTTCGAACGACACTTCAAGCCGCTGCCACATGCGGTCGGTGTAGCGGTGCAGGTCCATCGCGTGCGCCGCGAAGATGGCGTAGACGGTGCAATCGAGTTTTTCGTTGCGCACGCCGCTGGGCTTGACCCACCGGTAGCGCTCGCCGCTGTGGGTACGCACGGGCACGCGGCTTTCGGCGGTGATCTGCCGGAAGAAGTCTGCCGACAATTCCTTGCTGAGGTGCACGTAGCCGGGCCCGGGCTTCTGCACTTTGAACCGGCCGTGCAGCAGGTCTTTGGCGGTGTCGGTGCCCACGTGCCACAGCCGCACGCCACGCGGCACGATCTTGCCGCGCACGTTCACATCCTGCAGGCTGCTTTTGCCCTTGACGGGCTTGCCGTCGATGCTGTCACCTTTCACGGCGAAGAAGTTGTTCCGCGCATGGCTGCGCACGAAGTTGTAGGCCTGGTGGGTGTAGTGCCCGCCGGTGTCGATGGCTGCGGCCTTGATCTTCATCGGTATGCCGCAGGCATGCTTCACTGGGCTTTCGAGGTAGGGCAGCAGCTTTTCATCCCACTCGCGTTCGTCGGCGGGGTTGCCGTGAATCACCATGTCGTCGACGCACCAAGACTCTTCGCCGCGGCCCCAGGCCCAGATGACGACTTCCCAGCGATCGCCCTGCACGTCGACCCCGGCGGTGAGCACCACACCGCCGCGCGGCACCACGCGCAGCTTGTAGTTGCCCTCAAGCTCGGCGCGCTTTTCGAGTGCGGTTGCGTCGGTGCGCTCAAGCTCGACTTCGTAGGTTTCGCCGCGCGTGGTGTTGATGAACGTCTTGAGGTCTGAGTCGTCGCCCTGCTTCGCCTTGCGCGCCGCCGCAAGGAAGTCGCCGACGATCGAGGTCCACGCGGCTTGCGGGCTGTACGCCGTCCAGGTGAAAAACGCGATGTGCCGGGGCGGTGGCACTTCCTGGCCGTCTGGGGTTCGAAACTTCAGCGTGTTGGTGTCGCTCTCATCGATCCACAGGCCGGCATCGCTTTTCCAGCGGCCTTGCCAGTTGGCCAGGTATTCGGCCTGGGTGATGAGCGCGCCGCAGTGCAGGCACAGGTGGGCGGCTGTCGACGCGTCATTGTCCCGCCACTTCATGCCATGCGCTGCACCCTTGCCGCCCCACTCTAGCGTGTGCTCTTCGGTGCAGTGCGGGCAGCGGATGAAGTAGCGCATGCGCGCGTCGGCTTCGGCTTCGCGCGACTCGATGAGGCTGAAGCCTTTGAGCTTGGGCGTGCTGCCGGCCACGGACTTCGGGAACGTCGCGCCCTCGATGCGCTTGTCACCCAGCTTGAACGGGCTGCCTTCCTTTTCAATGTCGGTGTCGAAGCCGTCGGCCTCGTCGTAATACACCGTGTCGACAGTGATTCGCCGGTAGTTCTTTGCCGCCTTGCCGCCGCGCAGATGCAGCAAGCAGCCGATGAAGCGCTTCTTCTTCATCGTGTTGTCTTTGCTCTTGCGGTTGACCTTGGGGAACACGCGGCGCATGGCTTTGATGTCGCGCAGCGCGGGCTCTAGC